TTCAGCGACCACTTCCATTCGTCGAAGGGCTGGCAAAAAAGCCAATGTTGTTGTTCTTAGCGACCCGACGTTTAAGGCAGCTAAAGAGCATGATTCCATAACGGATCGTGTGAAGCACACATCGGCTGATTCCGTTTCCCCAGCTATGCTGGCCACGCTATTCGAAGTGGACAGTGTTGTTGTTTCTGGGGCCGTGGAAAATACAGCGGAAGAGGGCTTGACCGATAGCTTAACTGATATCGCTACCGATACAGCATTCGTGCTATACCGGGAACCCAATCCGGGCTTGAAGAAAGCCAGTGCTTTCTACACATTCCAAGTCACCGCAGCCGGAGTTCCTTTCCGTGTGCGTCGGTGGAGGGATGACGAGAGAGAAGGTGATGTGATCGAAGTTTCGACCCATTTCGTTCACAAGGTTGTTTCGTCTGATTGCGCTTATGCAATCATCGATACAATCCAGTAAAACTTTGTTGGGTGGGGGGTGTCAAAGCCCCTCACCCGGCATGATTAAACATAAGGAGATAAACATATGAGAGGACGACCTCGAAAGGTACGGGAATCAGATGGCGAACCCATTGCCCCTGGTGCAGTTGGGACCATTGATCCGGCCCAGAGTGTCATAAAAACAGAATTCCAGGTGAGAACACGAGATGGTGAAGCGGCGAATGTCCCCATGGAGGGATTTGATTTTTCGAAGCTGAATTCGCTTAAGCCATTTGACTATGATACAGATCTGCCGCCTGCGGAAATTAAATATGACAGAAAGGGACGGAGGGTTTTGGTTAAGAATGGCGAACCACGATTCTTTTTTCGTGGAACACACTTAATCAAAATCTATCATGGTTTAAGCGGAAAGAAGACAGACCTATGGAAGCGGTTCAAGCCGGAGAAAAAACGGCTGGATCTCCAGATAATGACATACTTAAAAAAAAGAGGAGTTCAAGAGGTTTATGGGTAAATACGCAACAACGACATCCATATCGGTTCGGTTGCCTGGTTTTCTGATTGACGACACAACTACGTCAGATACCACGGGAACTCAAACATTCTCTGAATTCATCGATAAAGCCGAAACAATGTTCGATTCTTCCGTTGCCAGGAAGTACAACCTGCCGTTCACGGTTGTACCTCCCCTGGCACGGGAGTTGTCGTTCGGCATGGCCACATGGTATACGATACGAGCTTTTTCGACGAGAGACTGGCCCAATAGAAACGAGATGCTGGACGATTACGAAAAATCGTTTGAGACATTGGGCAAGGTTGTTGAGGGTGAAATCCGGTTAACATTAACAGACGGGTCAGAGATTGTTCCGAGTGAAGATCTTCTGCAATCCAACAGGGAAGGCCAGTCATCCATATTTAATATTGACAATCCGACGAAGTGGAAGCCAGACGAACAGAGATTGGATGAAATTGACGCATTGAGAGACTAGAGGATTACAAATGGCAGAAAGTAAAGCGAAACTTCAATCTGTTGAATGGACTCGGTTTCTCAGGGGTATTTTAAATAAGACGGCGGATGCTTCCGGCATACTGAGAACCGTTTATGCGACTATTGGGTTTGCCGATATCATCGGGCATTTTAACGCAGAAAAAAACTCGGATGGATCCAGATGGGCCAGATTGAAAGAATCAACCGTGAGATCGAGAGGGCAAAAGAATCCACGGATATTGAGGGATACGGGGAATTTGAGGAACAGCTTTTCCCCAACAAATGCTAAGAAAATAAATCGGCAATCGGTTCTTGTTTTCAATAATGCGAATTACAGCGCACAGCACGATCAAGGGAATGAGGAAGAAAATCTTCCAAAGCGTGAATTTATGTATTTAACGGATCGAGCATTAGAAAAGATGGCCGTCATGATTTTGGATAGAATAACATGACCATTGATTATCCCGGCAAAGTAACGACAATTGTTGGCTATTTCACTTCGGCCAACACCACAACGGCCAGTCCGGATTTATCAAGCGGTATGACCACCCGTGTTAAAAGCGTCGTTGCCGATGAGATGAGCATTCAAGGGGTAAGAGGGGATCTGTCGCCAAAGCTTTTTGTGAGCATCAATAGAGCCTCAGAGGAGGAAACACAAATTGGGGAATTCACGAATAGGAAAAAAGAAAAACTCGTTACTTACGATGTTGAAGGGGTTTATCGGAAAAGCGGTTTTTCGCAAACTCACGCAGACCATCTTCCGGATTTTTACCGGTTCGCACAAAACGTCGAGCAAGTGATTAAAACCAATATCAGCTTCGATGCCGATATTATCCATGTGTCCGTTGTTGATACGGAATTCAAAGCGGAACAGCCTGACAACACACAATTTAAAGTATTCAGAATCGGACTAGAAGTGAGGTACTTTTATTCATGAGTAAATTATTATCGACTGAGGCGATACGAAATCAGAGCAAGGCGGTTTTTCGTCAGTTCAGAGATCTTTGGATTGAGAATGCGAAAGAGAATTCAAGGATTGAGGGACGGAGGAATAGTGCAGAATTAGAACATATGGGCATTGGGAAGTGCGCTGTTTTAGTGGCCATGGGTTCGAGTTTGGAAAACAGTGTTGAGGAAATTAAAAAATACAGAGATCGGATAGATGTGATTTGTTGTGACAAGGCTTTCATGCCTCTTTTGGATCACGGTATAAAGGCTGATCTTGTTATTGTTGCGGATGCCGGCATTCCCTTCGAGTACATGGAGAAATCATGGCGAGAAACAACAGGCGTAAAGCTTGTGTCAACACCCTATGCAAACCCTGTTTGGACAAAAATGTGGAGAGGTCCAAAATACTTCTACATCAATCAAGACGCCATCGAAACAGAGTCCATCTTCTCTGTCATCATGGGGAAAGATACTCGGATAATCCCGGCGGGATCCAATGTATCAAATGCCATGATTTCGTTTCTTACCGATTGCGGAGGTCAGAAAAATAGCAATTGGGGCGGCTATGAAAGATATTATCTGACCGGTTACGATTATTCCTGGCAGAGCAAAGGAAACTATTACGCATGGAATGATCCAAAGCCAAAGCGATTCTATATGACGCATCGAACAATGTTGGGGTTTAACGGTGATGTGATTCATACCAGCGAGAATCTTTTATTTTCCGCTAAATGGTTGATCAGCTATATAACGACATTTGATCTTCCTATTATTAATTGCAGCGAACAGGGATTATTGGATATCCCGTTAAAGGGAAATTTGGAACGTGAGTTAAACAAGATCAATCCAAATCCATGGATGCAGAGATCTATAAAAGACGCATATCATTCATGGAAAGATACACATTATGCGGCTAAAAGATGTGAGAACAATTTCAACAGTTTAAGGGAGGTGCTGATATGTCAGTAGGAGATAGCGCAAAAATTGGAGTCAGAAGTTATACGGCTTTCGCAAAAGAAAGCACATTTGGAACTTATGCCACGGCAACAACGGCCATTGAAGCTCTAAGTGTCGGATTTAAGGTGGAGAAAGAATCGATCAAATTGGAAACACTGAATCGGAAGAGGAGTTTTTCTAAGCGTGTTCAAACCATTCAAAACGTGGCCGGTGCGGTTGAATCCTATCTGCATCCACAGGAATCAGTTCTATTGGTTGCGACAGCCATGGGCGGTGGTATTGGCACAGCCTCCATATCGGCAGCGACCTTTACGCATTCCATTACAGCAGGGAATTTCGATACATCTCCGGCTTCCTTGAGCTTCAATGTTAGAAAGGGAGATACCCATACATGGGAATATGTCGGAGGCCGCCCTAATGTTTGCACGATAGCAGCAGAAATCGGATCGCCCGTTACATTGTCATTGGAGATGGTATTCAAAGATGCCACCCAATTAGCCAATGATATTTCGGCGGCGTTGTCCGTTAGCTCCGTCATACCTTATATCTATCATCAAGGATCCTATATTTATGCGGCAACCGAAGGCGCATTGACAACCACAGCGGCAGAGCCTATCCAGTCTTTCGAATTGGTTATCAATAACAACATCGTTTCGGATGCTCCGGCAAGGAAATTGGGAACTCAAATACCAGATGTTCTTCCTCCGACAACTCGGAACATTGAATTGACGGTGACCCAGAGATTCGATACCACGACAAATTATCAACGGTTTATTCAAGCGACCCAGGGTGCCGTTCGATTGGAATTTGTTGGTGCCAGTATAACAGCGGCTACCAATTATAAATGGCAAATCGATCTTCCGAAAGTCTTCATGAATACCCCGGATCCAGAAATCGGAGGTCCAGGCGAGGTGATTCAATCTGAGTTTACATTCGATGTAATTGATTCGGACATTAACACCACGACGGGTAAAGATATCGGGATGACGGTGATTAATGATGTTTCAGCTTACTAAGAAAGCGACAGAGGAGAGACTTAGAGGAATTAAAAAATTAACAGTTAACGGGATGCGATTCAAGATCCGAAAGGTCAACCCGTTGCTGGATTTTCATTCCGATAATATACCGACGATATTCACCGATCTTCATTACAAGCGTTTGCCGGATATCAAGAAAACGTCTATGGAAGATTTCAAGCGCACCCAAAAGGATATGTACGCCACCATCTTTGCGGGAGTTGTTGAACCTGAATTGGTGCCAGTCGGGGCAAAAGGAGGTATCACGCCGGAAGATTTATTTCGAGAGCCGAGCTTAGGAATCAAACTGTATTACGAAATCTTGGAACATTCCCTAAATAAATTTAGGGGATTGACTAAGGTTTTTTTTTCGATCGGATTAAAGCTATTTCGGTCGATGTTATTTGTAAACGGTATGGACAACGCCCTTCGGATTTCGTCTTCCAAACCAATGAGCTAAGCATCATGGAGGCGCAGTTGTTTGATTGGTTTATATCATGGGTATCGATTAAGCAAGAGGCAGAAGATACAAAGAGGACACAGAGAAAAATGCAATCAAAAATAAGGACAAGGTAATATGGCGGAAAAAAGAGCAAGCCTCATATTACAGCTTAAGGATAAAGCCAGTTCCGGCATTAAGCGAATCAATGAACGGATTAAATCCTTCAGAGTTGGAATGGGAACGGCCACGCTTGCAATTGGCGGTTTGGTTGCGGCTCTTGGGGCCTCTGTTAAGGCATTCATCCAACAAGAGAATGCTGTTGCGAAGTTAAATCAGTCTCTGAAAACGCAAGGGGTCTTCACAGAAGCCGCCTCAAAAGAAATCCAGGATTATGCCGCCGAACTTCAAAAGGTAACGACCGTTGGTGATGAAGTTATCATTGAACAACAGGCGTTGCTTACTTCTTTTGGTGCCACCGGGGAAGTTCTTAAGGGAGCCACAAAAGCCGCCCTTGATTTATCGGCCGGATTGGGGATTGATTTAAAGGCCGCAACTTTGCTCGTTGGAAAAGCTGTTGCGGGTGACACCTCAACTCTTTCAAGATACGGAATCAAAATTGCGGAAGGAACGAAAGAATCGGAGAAATTTGCCGCTGTCTTAGAGCAAGTCAATTCTAAATTCGGTGGAGCCGCAGAAGCCCGCCTCAATACGTTTTCCGGACAGGTCGAGAATCTTTCAAATCGTTTCGGTGATCTGTCAGAGAAGGTTGGGAAAGCGGTCATCCCTGCTCTTAACAATTTATTAAAAGCGGCGGAGTTTGTTGTAACGGCTATGGAGGCTCTGGATAAGTCAGTGGCCGGGATAACAGAGAAAGAAGGGAACGCTTTAAGAGGCCGTGAATTGACAATTGCCTCATTGGAGAAACAAAGAGATGCCTTGATCCAGGTGAGAAGCCAAAACGGAGAACTGACGACCCAAGAGCAAAGGCGGTTAGAACTCATCAACGAAAGCATCGGCCGAGAAGGTCAATTGTTGATGGCGGAAAAGAATGCTTCCCAACAAAGGATTGATGCAAAGGTCCTAGAGAATCAGACGAAAGCGGAAATTGATACGGTAGCGGAAGAAGCCAAACTAAAAAAGAAGGAAGAGGAAAAAGAAGCCACTATAGCGGAAACAGATGAATTCGTTTTAACGCTACAGGACAGAGAAGCCAAAAGGAAAGGCATAGAGGATTCGGCAGAGAAACGACGAGTCAAACAGTTGGCGGGAAGGCTTAAGGCTCATGGTGATGCGACCAAAGCCGAGATGTTGTTGGAGAAATTTGCGGCCGACCAAAAGATAAAGCAAGAGATAAAATTAAACGAACAGAATAAGCTCCTTCAGCAACAACGATTTGCGGTTGCCATGGACACATTGAACCGGTTATCTTCATTGCAGAATTCCAAGAATAAAGAGGCTGCCGCAGCCGGGAAAGCCGCTGCTATTGTTTTGGCCACTATCGATACATTCCGAGCCGCCACAGCCGCCATGGCTGCTTTATCCGGAATTCCTATTGTTGGGCCGGCCTTGGGTATTGCGGCAGCCGCTGCCATTGTATCGGCAGGTCTGGCTAACGTGGCCAGGATATCAGGGACCACCCTTGCGCAAGGCGGTTTGGTTTTGCCGAGGCCGGGAGGAGTACAAGCGACCATCGGAGAAGGTGGGAAATCAGAAGCGGTTATTCCTTTGGATGATGAAAGAACGAAAGAAGCTCTTGGCGATACGGCATTGGGTGGTATTACCATTAATATAAATCCCGGCGTCTTTATTGGCAATGAGGAGAATTTAAGGGATCTGGCCAAAGCGTTAGATGATAAGTTTTTTGATCTTATCACCAATCAAGAATCCAATGCGTTTAGGAATTTAACATGACAATGCAATTTTTAAGAAACAATGATTTGAATACAACCACGCAGGTTATTGTTGATTCGGCGAATACGGCCACTGTCGAGAATATCTTTGATATTGATTTAAAAAAACAATGGGTGACAGATGGTTACGCATCCACCACATCAACCATCTTTTCCGTTGAATTCGGAACCACAACGGTTTTGAATAAGATTTTTTTGCAAAACCACAATTTGAAACAATTCCGGATCTTCTACAATTCCGCCACAGCCAACACATTCACGCCGGCCATCAGCGAAACAACCAATTCGGAAACGTCCAACTATTTTAATATCTCGGATCAAACCGTTACGTCTATTCAATTCCAAGTGGATGAAGCCCAATCAACATCGACGGAAAAGGCTGTTGGTTATTTTTATCTTGGAACAACTCTTTTGGATTTCGAAAGAAACCCGACGGCCGCTGACTACAAACCTCAAAGACCCCGAAAGCAAGTTGTCCATGATATGCCAAATGGGGGCGTGACGATATTTAATATCCAAGAGAAATTCAGGACGGAAATAAAATGGAAGTTTGTAACAGAGAGCTTCCAGGATTCTTTGCTTGGCATTTGGGATACGGGATCAACATTCTTTTTTGTTCCTTTTCCAACAACGACAGCATGGAACGGGGACGGTTTCGAGGTGGCATGGGTCGGAACATTTGATTTTAAACATTCGGATAATAATACGGAAGCCGGTTACTCCGGAAGAATTCTTTTAAGAGAGGTTGCCTAATGACCGCACAATTTCCAGATTCAACACCATCATTCACCAATTTAGGAACTCAAGTCAACAAGGTTTCTGATACCTTGGACTCTTCGATAACATCCGTTGCGGTCTCCTTAACATTGGCCGATTCGTCTTCATTCCCATCCGTTGGCTTTGTTGTTATTGACAACGAGGCCATTCAATTCGGAGCCAACAACACAGGAACCGGAATTCTGTCCAGCCTAACACGGGGAGCCGATGATACGACCAATGCTGTTCACGACGCCGGGATAACCGTGTATGCGAATGTTGTGGCGGCCCATCACAATAGGAATGCGGAGGAGATCATTGCTCTTGGATCCGATGCCATTCAGGTGAGGAAGAATATCCCAAACATACTTGTTAATGGCGGAATGGATATCGATCAAAGAGGAGGCCCCCATACCACATTAACGGAGGTATGGACGTTGGACCGATGGCAGAAGGTTATAGGTGCCGCCGTGTGGACAAAATTTGATGTTTCCCAGGAAACCACAGCCGCCAATGTTCATAGTGGTGACAACTCCATGAAATTCGATGGAACACGAACATCGGGAACCGTGTCTTTACTTCAACCCATTGAGAATTTCAAAGATTATTTGAGCAAAACCGTGACTTTCTCGGCTTGGGTTAAAACATCGACGGCTAGTGCGGTGAGACTTCGAATCGTCAGTGATGCCAGTAGCATTCAGAGTTCTTATCATACAGGGGGAGGGGATTGGGAGCAACTAAGCGCATCCGTCACATTGGATTCGGCCCCCACCAATCTTAATGTTTATTTTGATTTTGATCTAACCTCTATCGCTTATTTGGATGACGCCATGCTTAATATCGGTTCGGTGGCTTATGACTTTGTTCCGGAGAATAGGGCAACGGATTTGAATAACGCACAACGATTTTACGAATTGGTTAAAACACAAGCCGGAGCCATTGGAGGCGGTGACGGTGCAAATTATTTCTTTGATATCCCCGTATTCTACCGCACAACCAAATCAACATTTCCGACGGTAACATTCTCTACCATTACCCTTATTCGGGAAGAGGGATCCGCTGTTGACCAGCAGGGGTCTTATACGAAAACAGCGGCATCCAGTACCATCGAAAGCGTGTGTCTTAATTTGGCTAAAGCGGTTGCTGGGAATAAACCGAACAGGGCCATCATAACCATAACTTCAGAGGTGTAAAATGATTCGACCATTTAGGATTAAAAAAAGTGGGAACAAATCGGATTTTGAATGTGATGTTCATCATGGAACAGTGAAGAATTTGGATCTTAAAACAAAAACAAAACAGAAGAAAGAAAAGGATGACAACAATAATGATTTAAGATCCGTTATTATATTAGGCTCTGAATTGACGCCCCCTTGCAATTGCATAACGCAATTCCCTGGATGGGCTCCAAAAAACAAATTGGCCTATGAATTATGTGATGCCAAACCGGATGAAGGGTAAAATTAAATGGCGCAACCGCAACCGTTAGTAGTACAGCCCGGAACATTTCAACCGCTTGGCTCTTTTCAGGCAACGCCATCCGGCCAAACCATTGCGGGTATTATTCGGAATACGGTTCATTTCCCGTTTAGAAAGGTTGAGATAAAAAGGCGTCAGGACTCAGATGGTCTTTATGAAGCAAACTGGTTTGACATAACAAAATTCGTCACGAGATTTGGATCCCTTCAAACATCCGTTGATGACGAAAGAATCAATCAATTTGTGCATAGCGGCGTTCAATTGTCTGTAAGGAACGATTGGGGTGAATTCAACCCAGAGCATGATGGGGGAAGTTTATTCTTCGGATTTCTGACAAGGTATCGAACAAAGGTTCGAGTGAGTGCCGGCTATACCGATGGATCAGGGAATAGCTTTCCTTCTGTCACAACACAAGGCGTCTTTATTTTGGATGGCGAGATTATTTCAAACGTACCAAAGAACGATACCAGTTTAAAATGCAAATCTATCATCAGCCCATTTGAAGAAACAAGAGCCAATGAGGTGACCGGCATCACTTCTTCAATGACATCCTCGGAGATCATGGAAAAAATCCGGGATGCTTCAGATGGATCCGGCAATGTGTTGTTTCGTCAATGGATATCGGCTTCCTCATGGGATATAACACCAACCACCAATATTATAACGGGACTTGGAACGTCAACGTCCCTTGATGATTTCACGACATGGGATCTTATGAATCAATTGGCTGAGGTGGAAGGATTTGTCGTTAATGCGACAAGAGAAGGGGGTCTTGTTTTTGGGAATAGAAATCCGAACACAGACACCTCCCAATTCTCTTTATACGGATCGGGATACAGAAGACCCAATATCATTAAATTCAGATCAGCAAAAGAGGCGGTCAATAAACTATTCACATTCGTTCGTTTTAAATATTTGGATCCGGACACGACAACCAGCATTGTGGAAAACGGAACACAAACAGTCATAGATCCGGGAAGTCTGGAATGGAAATACGGCCGGAACACGCTGGAATTAGAGAACACCTTTTTTTCTGACACAGCAACGGTTAATCGTATCGTGGCCGAATTAAATAACGAGTTCTCTAATTTAAGAGTGGAAGCGGAAATTGATTGCGTGTTTCTTCCTCAGATTGAAATATTGGACCGTGTCGATGTGAGTTATCGAGAAGGCAGTTTGAATAGCGTCATGTTATGGGATATGAAAACATGGTCATCGGATACGGCTTCTGATATCGATCCTGGCCGATTGGTATGGGCATCCGAGACAAGTTCAACCATCGACTATTCGAAGAAGAATTTTAAAGTTATTTCCAGAAAGACAAATCTTGATACCTTTGTGACCACGTTAAAACTTAGGGAAGTGGAGAATTAATTATGAGTGGAACAGTTTGGCCTTCATTGGTTGCAGGAGCAAAAGCGAAAGCAAGTGAAGTAGAAAGCAAATTTGATTGGATGGAAGGAGATTTCCTTCCTTTTTCAGCCGGCACCAAAACGGATCAAACGTATGATTTGGGATCATCGTCATTCAAATGGGTGGACGGATGGTTTTCGGGCCGTGTTTATGTGGGGGCGGGAAACGCAGCGGCCGCCTCTCTAACAAGATGGGATGATACGGATACCGGAACCTTTTGGCCGGCGGCCAACACACTAGCCCATACTGTCGGTGGCCGTCAATACGTCACCTATGAGAACACGGGAGCCGCCACCAATATTACATTTTCAAATGACGGTGCTATCGGTGACATGACATTCTTATTAGAACAGGATAGAAATCAGCCGAACGAAGATTGCCTTTTCCACATTAGGAATGGCGGAACTTCTGCCGGTGATACATATTTCCGAATAGAGATATCAAACGGCGAAATCTATGCGGTCGGTATTGATAACGATGACGGAGATAGCTTTAAGATTTCTGATAATTCGACGCTTGGAACAAACGACCGATTTATTCTTACAAGTACCGGGATTATTCAACAACCTTCTCAATGTTGTTTCTTGGCTTATAATTCAGCGACGGATGCAAACGTCACCGGAAACGGCGTCAATGCCACTGTTGATTTTGATACGGAGGTATTCGATCCCACTGGAAGTTTTTCGGCCGATACGTTTGTGGCTCCCGTGGATGGGAAGTACCTTTTAACCGCAAAAGTACAAATGAATGATTTGGCGGCGAGTGCACATAATACGGCTGCCGTCCGTATCGTCACTTCCAATAGGACTTACCAAACCACAACAGGCGACGGGACCATTCCTTCGGCTAACAACAACATGATATTATCGGTTACTGTTGTTGCTGATATGGATGCCGCAGACACAGCTTTTGTTCAAGTCAATGTTGCGGGAGGATCTCAAGATGTTGATGTTGTGGGAGGCACCAATACAACTGGCGGTGGGACAGGAACGGTTTTCTCAGGATCATTATTAAACTAAGGGGGCGTAAATGAAGATAGGCGAATTGGATAAGCTGTTAAAACCTTTAACGGAAAGAGACACGCAAATGGGTCTCGTTCCGACATTGAAGGATATCCTTATAGAATCGGTTGGGAGGAAAAAAGCAAAGAACATGAAACAGGCGTTGGGTTACCATAAACTGGCGGACAAGATTATGGAAGCAAAGGATTTTGTGGAATTGGGCGACATGGAATACAACACATTAAAGGAAGGCTTGGAGGAAAATCCATCTCGGTATTTTCCATACTACTTAAGTCAGGCATGGGAGAAGATCCAATGAAGAATCTTCGGTGGGTAACGCCGAGCCTCGTTACCGTTGCCGTTGCCCTTCTCATCTATATTGCGAACGATGTTAAAGCATCCAGAGAATATATGGATAAGGTTATGGATCAGCATAAAGAAAGGCCTCATGTAACATCAGCTACGAGATTTAGGGAATTAACACAGGAAATAAACGGATTGAAAATAGAAGTCCGTTTGTTGAGAAGAGAAATCCAGAAAATGAATAATGAGGATTGACAATGAATCTAATTGAAAAAATAAAAGGGGTAATTATGATAGGGAATTTCTTGAAATACTTAGACGGGAAAAAGACATATGTTTTCATGGTGGCTTGGGGTGTTTATAAATTCGGCGTTGCCAATACATGGTGGACTGAGATCCCAAGTCTGGAAATCATTCTTTTGAGTGGTGCTGGCTTAGCACTCCGAGAGGGCATCGCAAAATCAGAAAAGAAATAACATGGCCTCACCCACATCAAGGTCGCTTGCGTATTTGAGGAAGCAGGGATACACTGCCGAGGTTGTTGAAAAATACAATTATTTTTCAAGGAAAAGAAATGACCTTTTCGGCATGTTCGATATCCTGGCTTTCAAAGCCGAGGATGTGGGTGCTTTAGGCGTTCAAACAACCAGTGGCAGCCATACGGCGGATAGGAAAAAGAAGATTATGGATAACCCTTTCCGGTGGACTTGGATCAATGCTGAGAACCGGATCCAAGTCCATGGTTGGCGAAAGATGGGAAAGAAGGGAAAAAGAAAGACTTGGGAGATCTCAGTCTACGATTTCTGATTGAGAATTAGATACGTTTTGTGCTTCCCAACGCACTAGGGGCCATTCCGGTATCGCCTCCGGATGGCCCTAACTTTTGTTGACTCACGTTGAAACACTTGTTAATATATATCCCTCACAAGGCGATACTTCAGGCAATCACACCACATAACAAGGGAGGCACATACTCTATGGCATTATTCAAAAAAGCAGAAAATCAGATGGCTTATCTCAAAGCCGGCATCATGGGATTCGCTGGGTCAGGGAAGACATACACAGCTGCGTTAATGGCGGAAGGGATACACAAGAGGATCAAATCGAGGAAACCCGTTTATTTCCTAGACACAGAAACGGGATCCGACTTTTTGGTTCCCATGTTCAAGAAGTGGAAGATAGATCTATTGGTGAGCAAATCAAGGGCCTTTAAAGATCTCTTGGAGGCGGTTAAAGAAGCGGAAAAAGACTCAGCCCTCCTTATCATTGATTCCATCTCCCATTTCTGGAAAGAGATCATGGATTCTTATCAGAAGGCGCACAACCGGAAGAGGCTTCTTTTCCAAGACTGGATGCCGATCAAGGGGCAATGGGCCAGATTTACCGATGCCTATTTGAATTCCCAGGTTCACATCATCATGAACGGACGGGCTGGGTTTGAATACGATTATTTCACCGATGAATCAGGGGCAAAGCAATTGGAGAAAACAGGTACAAAAATGAAGGTGGAAACAGAGATGGGGTACGAACCAAGTCTATTGGTTGAGATGGTTAAGGAACGGGTTGGGGATCCGAACAAACGGACAATTGAAGGCCAATTGTGGAATCATACAGCCTACGTCTTGAAGGATCGAACGTCAATGTTAGAGGGAAAGAAATTCATCAACCCCATGTTCGAAGACTTCAAGCCCCATTTCGACTTCTTAAATATAGGTGGAACCCATGTGGGGGTTGATACCAGTAAGGATTCAACGCACCTATTTGAGAAGGATTCGGATGAAAACTTCTATGAGATGAGAAAACAGAAGACGATCTTGATGGAGGAGATCCAAGGTGATTTGGTGAGTGCCTTCCCTGGCCAGTCAGCGGCCGATAAGAAGATCAAGGCTGACCTCATCGACATTGCCTTTGCGACCCGGTCCTGGACAAAGCTTGAGGAGTACAGCATCCAGAGGCTTAAGGAAGGCCGGCAGAAGATCAAAGAAGCCATCCCTGATATCAAGGCCGGGATAGCCCAATAAACGCATCTATTTATAGGCCTGTTTCTGTAACACCCGGAGGGGGACTCGCAGAGGCAGGCCAAATCCCTATGGCTTGCTCTGAGAGGGGGCTTGCCATGGGGTATATTTCCTATTGACAAATGTTGTAACATCCATTAAGCTTGTATTGAGTGAACATCTCAAGGAGGCGAAAATGGCTTTAATCAAATGTCCGGATTGCGGGAAGGAAGTGTCTCAATCTGCGCCAGCCTGCGTTGGCTGCGGCAGGGTGATAACGACGCAAACAGTTAGAAGAGAGGGTGCGAAATATGAGTTGATGGGATTCTTTCTGATTATCCTATCAACAGGCGGTTGCTCGATGGCAATAGTTTCAGATGCGGGTTATGGCATTGCGGGGGTTGTCCTGTTTGTGGTGGGACTTGTGGTTTTTACTTATGGTCGGTGCAAATAGGAAAGGAACTCAAAGAATTTGACGTATGATTTATCATTTGTCAAAATGGAGCCATTATGGATGAAGTCACACTTTTAAAAGAATTCGTTAAGAAAGAGAACAGGAAGGCTGGCCGGTCTTATTGGACCCAAGAGAAATTGGCTGGCGAGATTGGCGTTACCCTTCATACGGTCCACCGGTGGTTCAACGGGAAGATCGGGGATCCATCCCCGGCCTGCCGCATCCTGATTCATCAATTCATGGAGAAGAATTCACCCAACGGTCAGTATTAAAAAAATTTCTCTTTCGGTGTTATAACAGATGTTAAGGAGGTTTTTATGTTTCTTGGATTATCCCTTGTTATTTGTTTCTTTGGCATTGTCGTCATTTACCGAATTATGGCTCCCCGTACGGAATTCGATAAATGGGCCGAAGAGATAGAGAAGGATGCGTATGACCGTGGCGAACTCGACCTATAATCTTTTAAAAGAATACCGTGATTTATTGAAGGCTTTGAATACAATCATTCGCTGGAACAATCGGAAATACGCCAGACTTATAAGGAAATATAATGGGAAAAGATTGGGATACCCTTTTTGATCCGCCGTGCGGCCATAAACCGGAATGCTCGTGTTCCACATGCCATTCAGATCATGTGGAAGATGGTGACCTTGAAACAACGAAAGATACCTGTTCCCAATGCAAGGATTTAGTTGAGATGAAAATAGCGGATGGGGAATGGTGCAAGATTCACGGAGCATTATCGGAAGACGAAAGACCTTGTGAGAAATGCGGAATCAGATCTATGAATCCAATCGTTCTTATTTTTCTATTTATCTTTCTTTCCTCCTGCGCAACCATTCCCTATAACCAAAAAAGCCCCATCCTTAAATACAACTATTTAGAAAAAGAATATTCTTATGAGCATCCGGAATCAAGACTTAAATACAATTACCTAGAGAAACGATGGGAGTGGACAAAATGACAACCAAACCACAAGCTACAATAACAACGGAATTTTTAAAAAAGGAAAAAGCCTGCCCGGAAGGTATCGAATGGTTCGAGAAACAAAAAACCATAGAATTAATTCCGTTATTAAAAAAACTCATACGTCAAAAGCATGGGGATTGGGCTAACTGGCTCATTGTGCGGTGTATGAATTATAAGCAATATGTTTCTTATGGGATTTTCGCCGCCGAGCAAGTTATAGAGAATTTCGAGAAAAAATATCCAGATGACAAGCGGCCAAGGGAGGCGATAAGGGCGGCTAAAGAGTGTGTTGACAATCCGAGTGACGAGAATAAGGAAGCCGCCAGGTCCGCCGCCAGGTCCGCCGGGTCCGCCTGGTCCGCCGAGTCCGCCGCCAGGTCCGCCTGGTCCGCCGCCTGGTCCGCCAGGTCCGCCGCCAGGTCCGCCG